TACAAAGGCAAAACCTATAAATAATCGGCTCGTCTTTGGCCGAAGGTCAAAGGCGAACGAACCGCCGCCAGGCGGAACACTCAACCAACCAAATGGATATATCGTGACCACCAAATCTGAAAAACCAAACAACATCAAACCCACAACTCCACTTCAACCCAACTCTGACAAAATCCAATTCAGACACGCATATTCCCCACGCTACCGTTCCTCGATCTCGTTCCCCGGCCAGGGCCGGACCAAACAAGAGTTCAAAGAGGAAAGCGACATCAACGTCATCATGTCGCGTTACATGCGCACGGGTCACCTGGACAACGTCACCACTCGCTTGCCCCAATTCGTCGACATTGAGGGTCAAGACTTCCAGCAGGCGATGCTTGTCGTCGCCGAATCCAAATCTCTGTTCCAGGAACTGCCCAGCAAAATCCGGAACCAGTTCGAGAACGATCCAGGCAAATTCCTGGATTTCGTTCACGATCCGGAAAACCGCCAAGAAATGGCGGAAATGGGCCTTCTGCGCCCTGGTGCCGATTCCGGCACCCCACCCACTAAGGAGGCTACGCCGACGCAACCTACCCCCGTTCCCGCAACGCCTGGAACGGAAAAACCCGCAGCGCAAGCTGCACCAGGGACGTAAGTCCCGCAACCAGGGAGTATCTGATCTATCTCGTTCTCAGATACTCCCATTGACACCAACGGACCCGTTGTGACAATAATCCTTCTGAAAATCGCTTTGATTTTCTGTACTTTCAACCACTTAGGAGCAAAACATGAAGCGCAACAAGATGAGCAACAGCAAATCCAAACGCCTGTTCACAGCAACCGCCAGCCGTACTGAGTCGCGCAACCTGCGCTCGAGCCCTATGCGCGGCGGCATCCGCCTGTGACATGGCTTGCTACAAACCGTTTGAGGCATACCGCGCTTCTAATGGCGGTATTGCCTTCGATTCAAAAAACGGTTACGCAGATCAACCTATCAAGGTTCCTTGCCGGCGCTGTATCGGCTGCCGCATTGACTACTCTCGTTCCTGGGCTGCGCGCTGCCTACATGAGGCAAAACTTCACACGGCTTCCTGTGTCGTTACGCTCACGTATGACGACGCCAGGCTCCCACCAAACGGATCATTGAGGAAACGCGATGTACAGCTATTTATTAAACGGCTACGCAAGCAACTCTCGCCTGGCAAAGTCTCGTACCTCTACTGCGGCGAATACGGGGAACAATTCCAACGTCCGCACTATCACATCATTCTTTTCGGCTATTGGCCGGAAGACACTCGACCATGGAGGAAAAAAGGCACTGTCCAATATTTCCGTTCTCCCACACTCGAAAAACTCTGGGCTCAAGGTAACGTTGAGCTCGGACATCTGACTTACACGGCTGCGGCCTATGTCGCCGGCTACGTTTTCAAAAAAGTCTATGGCGACTACGCTGCAGAACATTACATACGACTCGACCAGGACACTGGCGAGATCGTCCCTGTGCAACCTGAATTCATCAACATGTCAACTCGTCCCGCAATCGGCAAACGCTGGTTTGATCGATATCAGGACGACTACTTCCCCTCTGACTTTATCGTCGTCGAGGGCCACAAATCTGCTGTACCGCCTTACTATTTCAAACTTCTTAAGAAGAGGGAGGAACAACTCGCACAGCAAATTAAAAAATCCCGCAGGAAAAAAACAATCAACCGCGTCTATATCGCGAATCAAAAACCCGACAGGCTCGCATCCCGCGAAACTGTCGCAAAAGCAAAAACCAATCAACAACGGAGTCTCACATGAACAAGAAAATCTTTTCGGTTTACGACGCAAAAGCCAATGCGTTCAACGATCCTATCTTCTTGCCCAACCAGGCGATCGCCGAACGCTCCTTCAAAATCGCAGCTAATGATCCGTCAACTTTTATCGGCCAATGCCCGACGGACTACACGCTATTCTGTCTCGGCGAATGGAGCGATGACACCTGTAAATTCGATCTATTCGACTCTCCCCAGGCTATCGGCCTGGCCTCCAACTACAAGGACACTGACAAATGAAATCCGTAATGACCCATCAGTTTTCACGCGTTCCGAAAGCTGAAATTCCCCGCTCTTCCTTTGACCGTTCGCACGGTCACAAGACCACCTTCGACGCTGGCTACCTCATTCCGATCTTCGCGGATGAGGCTCTCCCAGGCGATACCTTCAAACTCAACATGCACGGCTTCGGGCGCCTGGCTACTCCGATCTATCCGCTCATGGACAACATGTACCTGGACACCTTCTTCTTTGCTATTCCGAAGCGTCTGCTCTGGAACAACTGGCAAAAGTTCAATGGTGAACAAACCAATCCAGGCGACTCTACTGACTACACCATTCCACAACTTAACGGTGGACCTGCAACATTTACCGAAGGCACCATCCACGATTACTTTGGTCTTCCTGTTGCACCTCAATTGACACAACCAATTGCTGTCTCTGCGCTCTTTCATCGCGCTTATAACCTGGTCTGGAATGAATGGTTCCGTGACCAAAACATGCAGGACTCTGTTCCTGTCTCTCGTGGCGACGGTCCTGATGATGGTTCAACTTACACCTTGCTCAAACGTGGCAAACGCCACGACTACTTCACCAGCTGCTTGCCCTGGCCTCAAAAAGGACCAGGCGTACAGCTCCCCTTGGGAACCACTGCTCCTATCCGATCCGACGGAACTGTCGGCTGGGTAACCGACTCGACCGGCAACGATCGCGCGCTCGGTACCGTCTCCGGTCAACAAGCTGTCGGCGTCTCTGCTGCCTGGGGCGCAACCGACTCTCTCTACTGGGGCAAAAATGCAGACACCGGCGCTACCGGCCTGGAAGCTGATCTTTCCCAGGCTGCGTCTGCAACTATCAATTCACTCCGCCAGGCTTTCCAAATCCAGAAAGTCTTCGAGCGTGACGCCAGGGGCGGCACCCGCTACACCGAGCTCATCAAAGCTCACTTCGGCGTTACTTCACCCGACGCCAGGCTTCAACGTCCCGAGTTCCTGGGCGGCGGTTCTTCGCCGATCTCTGTCTCTCCGATTCCTCAAACTTCAGCGAGCGGAACCTATGCAGAAACTCCACAAGGTAACCTTGCCGCCATGGGTACTGTCTCGACCCATAAAAACGGCTTTACGACGTCATTCACTGAACATTGCGTCGTTATCGGGCTGGCTTGCGTTCGCGCTGACCTCACCTATCAGCAGGGACTCAACCGCATGTGGTCTCGCAAAACTCGCTTCGACTTTTACTGGCCGGCGCTCGCGCACATTGGCGAACAAGCTGTTCTCCAGAAGGAAATATTCGCCACTGGTGTTCAGGCTGAAGATGACAAAGTCTTCGGCTACCAGGAACGTTACGCGGAATACCGATACAAGCCCTCACAGATTACCGGCCTGTTCCGTTCATCTGCGGCTCAATCTCTTGACGCCTGGCACTTATCTCAGGACTTCGCGACGGCTCCAGTACTTGATGCTGCTTTCATCGAAGAAAATCCTCCGATTGATCGCGTCATAGCCGTCCCGAGCGAACCGCACCTCATCATGGACATGTACTTCCAGATGCGCTGCGCGCGCCCGATGCCGGTCTACGGTGTGCCTGGCCTCATCGATCATTTCTGATGACATACAAGCCTTATTCTGAAAAGGCACCTGCCGGAACTTGTGCGACTTGTCACGTCGCATTTGTTCCGGCTCTTTTACCTGACCGTTATTACTGCCCTGTCTGTCAAAAAGAAGTAGCAGGGCCAAATTACAAAGGAAATTAATATGTCGTGGGATGCAATTATTACCGGCGGTGCCTCTCTACTCGGCGGCATGATGCGCAACGACGCATCTGCAAAACAAGCCATGCTCGCAAACGCATTTTCCGAGCGCATGGCATCAACCCAGCATCAACGCGAAGTCGCTGATCTTCGCGCTGCTGGACTCAACCCAATCCTGTCCGCCGGTAACCCTGGCGCAGCCTCTCCGGTCGGACAGAAAGCGGACATGCAAGACGTCGTTACACCGGCTGTCTCGTCCGCAATGGATGCGCAACGTACTCGCGCATCAACTCAACTCATGGATGCACAATCCAGGCAACGTGAGCCCATGGCGATCATTGCCGACACCATGAGCAAACTGCTCAATCACTTCATGGGCAGCAATGCCAAACCTGGCTCAACACCTGTCAACCCAGATACGCCCGTCTCCAACCTGGTAGAGGGTGCCGTCTCCAGGGCTTACCAGGAGATCCCGGCACCGATGCGCAAGGAGCTCGAGTTCCTCGGCGACAAGCTCGGCGAACGGAAGATACAAATCCAGGAGGCCGCACGTTCTCTCAATCCAGATTCAAACTGGCGAGACGTTTACAACTTCATCCGCCGCGGCTTCCTGGACAACTCTGCCAAGAGCTCCTTCCAGGACTCAACAGGCAAAATTCACTACAACCTGACCAACCAGGAGTTCCACGAAAAGGCAACCAAGGACCCGCGCTACCACGCCAAATACTACAAAGGCAAAACCTATAAATAATCGGCTCGTCTTTGGCCGAAGGTCAAAGGCGAACGAACCGCCGCCAGGCGGAACACTCAACCAACCAAATGGATATATCGTGACCACCAAATCTGAA